GGGATAATCTTCCATATGATGCAGGAGAGTGTCCTAGACAATATCAATGTCCTTATAGACCAAATGAAAAACCTTTTGACATCAAAGCAGTAATTAGAAATATAAAGGAACAATTTAAATAATGGCACTATCAAAATCACAAAGGTCACTAAAAGCATGGACAAAACAAAAATGGAGAACTAAATCAGGAAAGCCATCTAGTAAGACAGGTGAGAGATACTTACCAAGTGCTGCAATAAAAGCATTAACTCCACAGGAATACGCTGCGACAACAAAAGAGAAAAGAAAAGGCAAGAGGGCAGGTAAACAATTTACTAAACAACCTAAAAGTATTGCTAAAAAAACTGCACGATTTAGAAAATTTAGTTGACAAAAATATATAAATATGGTATCATATAGTGAAACTTTTATGGGTTTTATATGTAATTTTACAAGGAACAGAGATTAAAGAAAATGTCTATTTCAATGATTTGGATACGTGCCTTGAGTATGCAGGAAAAATGCGACAACAAGACTTACATCAAAGACAGGCAGGAGACAAAATCTTTCTCAAAGTTTATTGTATACCTAAGAAAGGTGATTAAAAAATGTGGATACCAGTAATAACAATATTATGGGCATTGGGTGACAGTGCTACATGGGTAAATTTTCCGATGGTTAATTTCCCTTTTTCATCAAGCGATAAATGCTATCAATATATAGATAGTGCAAGGGCTAAAATAACACAAGACCCTCAATACTTAAATGGGTATAGTACATGTGTTTATATAGGTAGTCCTACAGGAACAGGAGAACCAACATGAATAAAATGATTTATATATTTAGTATATTTTTAACTTTAGTAGGCACTATATCTAGTGCTGTCGCAAGAGAACAAATAAGGATAGTCGGTTCTAGTACTGTTTATCCATTTTCAACAATCGTTGCAGAGAAATTTGCACAACAAGGAAATCCAGCTCCTATTGTAGAATCAACAGGTTCAGGTGGTGGAATGAAATTATTTTGTGCTGGTGTAGGTTTAGAACATCCAGATATTACAAACGCATCAAGAGCAATTAAAGATAAAGAAGCTACAACTTGTAAGAAAAATGGTGTTGCATTTACAGAGTTTGTTGTAGGTAATGATGGACTTGCATTTGCAAATTCAAACGAAGGACAAAAATTTAGTATTTCTATTGCACATATAGCAGCGGCACTTGCAAAAGAACTCCCTAAAGATGGGTCTATGCAAGATAATTTTTTGATGACTTGGGATGAAGTAGATGCTTATGTGCATAAACAAATGGGTCATCCGATTTTAAATTTACCAAATCAAAAGATTGCAATTATGATACCACCACCAACCTCTGGAACAAGAGATGCAATGGGTTCTTTGTTTATGAAGAATGGTTGGAAGAAACTAGGGTTATATTCTGGTGACACGAAAGGTGGATATAAAGTATTAAGAGAAGATGGTGTTGCAATAGAGATGGGTGAAAACGATAATTTAATAGTAGAAAAATTAGTTGCAGATTCAAATTTATTTGGTGTTTTTGGTTATTCCTTTTTTGACCAAAATAGAGATAAAGTCCAATCCTCTATAATTGATAATATAGAATTAACTTTTGATAATATTGCATCATATCAATATCCGGGTGCTAGACCATTATTCTTTTATGTAAAGAATGACCATATTTATGCAATACCAAACATGTTAAGTTATGTTGAAGAATTTGTGTCAGAGAGGGCTATGAGTATTAATGGATATTTATTTCCAGCAGGGCTTGTGCCTTTATCAAATGATGACTATGCAAAACAAGTTGATGCATTATCAACATTAAAGGAAAACAAACATGATTGATTGGGATAAAATTAAATTTGATGTATGGAATAAAAGATTTGGTGAAGGAACTAAATTTGATTTAGATTATGGTAAATTACTTATCATAGGTCTATTAGTTTATCATATATTTTTCCAAGGATAATGAAAAAATTACTTTTTATTCTACCTATATTAACAGCATGTTCATATATGCCTGAGCCTTTAAATAATCCACAGGTATCTATGTTAGGTAAAAAATGTAATGAACAAACTTGGAGTTACATTTGGATTAATAAAAAAGGTCAGAACTTAACAGCATCTGAAGAAAATTGTAAGATACCAATTAAAAAGGAGTAATATGTTTCAAGCATTAATAAGTCCTATAGCATCTCTAGCAGGTACATGGCTAGAAGGTAAAGTAAGTAAAGCAAAAGCAGAGACAGAAGTTAAAGTTGCTCGTGCTAAAGCTGAAGCTAAAGTTTATGAAACAGAAGCTACATCAAGTATGCTTAATGAGCAATCATTAACAAGTCAGATGGGTGAAAGTTGGAAAGATGAATTTTGGTCACTTATTTTTGGAGCAATATTAATATGTTGTTTTTTGCCTTGGACACAACCATACGTAAAAGAGGGGTTTGTATTTCTACAAGAATCTACACCAAATTGGTTCTCTAATATGTTATATATAATTATAGGTTCTAGTTTTGGTTATAGATTTGGAAAACAAGGATTGCAAATGATAAATAAAAAACGATGACATGTGCATGTGGAAAAGAAGACTGCAAATGCAGTAATAATGATTTGATTCCTGATAAACTAGGATATCAAGTAAATAAAAGGAGAATGGCATGGGTTTTAATTATTCTTATGGGTATTACTACTATCCTAACTTTGGCATTCCCAGACAGACTCGCAGAAGCAGAGAGTATTCTTATGACACAATACATAAGCATGTGTGGACTGGTTGGAGCATACTTTGGTTTTAGTGCTTTAGGTAGTAAAAAGTGATTGAAGCTAATGGGTGGGATAACCACGAAGATACATTTGAAGAAACAATAAGAAGAGAACTTCTAGCTGCACAGCAAACTATACATATATTAAAAGAAGATAATAAAGAATTAACAAAAGCCTATTATATGTTGTTAAGAGAAAACGAGAGGTTAAAAAAATTAAACTAATGGATTTTACAGATAGACTAAGAGAGGAACTAAAGATAGATGAAGGATGTAAATACGAAGTATATCTGGACCACCTTGGATTACCTACATTTGGTATCGGACATCTCATTACTAAAGATGACCCTGAGTACCAAATGGGGATGGGCACACCTGTTGACGAAATACGAGTCAACGAAGTTTTTGAACAAGACATAAATGTTACCATAGGTGAGTGTAGAAGATTATTTGATGATTGGGATAAACTACCTAAAGAAGTACAACTAATTACAGCTAATATGATGTTTAATATGGGTAGACCTAGATTATCACAATTTAAAAAAATGATACAAGCTATTAGAGATGGCGATTGGATTGAAGCTGGAAATCAAATGCAGGACTCAAGATGGTACAAACAAGTAACAAATCGAGCAGACAGACTTATATCTCGAATGAAAGCAGTCGGCTTGAGTTAATAAAACAAAGACAAAGAAAAAAACATATTAAAAATTTAATAGAGTTTTTCAAACCTAAAGAGAGAAAGTTTATAAAACATGGCTAGACAATTATCAGATAGACAGAAAAAATTTCTTGATGCACTTTTTACTACAGCGAAAGGAAATATCAAAGATGCTAAAATTATAGCTGGGTATTCGCCTAATACAAGTAATCAAGAAATTATTAAAGCTATAAAAGATGAGGTGCTTGAAGCTACTCAAATGTACATGGCTAGTAATGCACCTAAAGCTGCATTTGCTATGGCTAATGGATTAGATGACCCAACTGAGTTAGGTTTTCGAGATAAGATGACTGCAGCAAAAGAACTGCTTGATAGAAGTGGTTTAGTTAAAACTGAAAAAATGCAAGTTGAATCAACAGGTGGAGTTATGCTTATGCCTGTAAAACAAACGGAAGATAATGACTAAAAGAACAACAGGTGAGTGGGTATTACCACAACCTCTTGATATAAAAGATAAGAATGAATGGATTGCAATACCTAGAATTGCTAGAACAATTCCATTTGGTTATAGTGTTGACCCTGACAACGAGCATATACTTAGACCTATACCTCGTGAGTTAGACGCACTTGAAAAAGCTAAACAACATCTTAAACAGTATTCATATAGAGAAGTATCTAATTGGCTAAGTAATTTTACAGGAAGATATATATCTCATATAGGATTAATGAAAAGAGTAAGACGTGAGCGACAACGTAAGAACAAAGCTAGAACTCTCCGTATCTGGTCAGAATATGCAGAAAAGGCGATACAAGCGGCAAAACAAATTGAAGAAGAAAGAAGTGGTGCAAGAGCCTAAACAGCCTGTTGTATCACTTGATGAAGTAGAACAAGTACCTGAAGAAGAATTAAATGTAGCCTTTAAACCAAATGAAGGTCCTCAAACAGATTTCTTAGCAGCAGGAGAAAGAGAAGTATTATATGGTGGTTCAGCAGGTGGTGGCAAATCCTTTGCGATGTTGGCAGACCCACTCAGATACATGGGTCATCCAGCCTTTAGTGGGTTGCTCCTTAGACACACGACAGAAGAATTACGAGAACTCATATTTAAATCGCAGGAACTCTATCCGAAAGTTTGGAAAGGCATCAAATGGTCAGAAAGAAAGATGCAATGGGTAGCACCATCAGGTGCTAGATTATGGATGTCATATCTTGATAGAGATGATGATGTTATGCGTTATCAAGGTTTGGCATTTAGTTGGATAGGTTTTGACGAACTAACACAGTGGGCTACACCTTTTGCTTGGAATTATATGCGTTCACGTTTACGTTCTACAGCATCTGACCTACCAATATTTATGAGAGCCACAACTAACCCCGGAGGTGTAGGACATCACTGGGTAAAGAAAATGTTTATTGACCCTGCTCCATATGGAAAGGCATTTGATGCAACAGATATTGAAACAGGAGAAATCCTTAAATATCCTGCAGGACACCCAAAGTCTGGAAAATCTTTATTCAAGAGGAGATTTATTCCTGCAAGATTATCTGACAATCCATACCTCTCAGAGAGTGGAGACTACGAAGCAATGCTACTCTCCCTTCCTGAACAACAAAGACGACAGTTACTTGAAGGGGATTGGGATATTAAAGAAGGTGCAGCATTTACTGAGTTTGATAGGACTGTACACGTTATTGACCCATATTCTATCCCTAACAATTGGGTTAAGTTTCGTGCTTGTGATTATGGTTATGGTAGTTATTCAGGAGTTATTTGGTTTGCTGTTTCACCTGCTGAACAGCTTATTGTATATCGTGAACTCTATGTGTCAAAAGTATTGGCGACAGACTTAGCTGATATGATATTAGAAGCTGAAGCAGGAGATGGTAATATTAAGTATGGTGTATTAGACTCAAGTTTGTGGCATAAACGAGGTGATACAGGACCTTCACTTGCAGAGCAAATGATTAGTAGAGGATGTCGATGGAGACCCTCAGATAGAAGTAAAGGCTCAAGAGTTGCAGGTAAAAACGAAGTACATAGAAGACTACAAATAGATGAGTTTACAGATGAACCTAGATTAGTATTTTTTAATACATGTACTAATATAGTTTCTCAATTACCTTCAATACCTTTAGATAAGAAAAATCCTGAAGATGTTGATACAAAAGCAGAAGACCACTTGTATGATGCTTTAAGATATGGTATAATGTCAAGACCTAGATTTAGTATATTTGACTATGACCCACGAGGTAAACCATCAAGTAGTATGCCTGTAGCAGATGCTACATTTGGATATTAAAGGATAAAATATGGCTGAAGAAGATATTATGATTGAAGATGATGCAATTTCACTTGATGACCTTGCAAACTCTAACAATCTTGAAGATATAAATACA